CAGAGAAACGCTGAAAGAGTGAGAAATGCCTTAGCGAGAAGAAGTCAGCAGATAAACCAACAGTAAAAATAAATTAAAATAAGAAATTATTTAATAATTTCGACTAAACTTAAAAAATTAAAAATATGGAAGTATCTAATAAAATATTATCAGACATTACAGTTTATATGAAGTACGCAAAGTATATTCCGGAGCTGAATAGACGTGAGACATGGGAAGAATTGGTAACCAGGAATAAAAATATGCATATTAAACATTATCCAAAATTAAAGGATGAGATTAACGAAAAATATAAACTAGTATATGATAAAAGAGTACTACCATCTATGAGAAGTATGCAGTTTGGAGGTAAACCTATTGAAATATCCCCGAATAGAATCTATAACTGTGCGTATGTACCAGTCGACCATATGGACTCCTTTTCAGAAACAATGTTTTTATTACTTGGGGGAACAGGTGTTGGATATTCTGTACAAAAACATCATGTTGCAAAATTACCTGTTATTCAAAAACCATACCCAAAAAGAAAAAGAAGATTTTTAATTGGAGACTCAATCGAAGGTTGGGCAGATTCAATTAAAGTACTTATGAAATCTTTTATGAACGGTGGTGGAAGTAGAGTAGAGTTTGATTATTCTGACATTAGACCAAAGGGTGCTAGATTAATAACATCAGGGGGTAAAGCACCAGGACCACAACCATTAAAAGAATGTTTGGTTAAGGTAGAAGGTTTATTAAATCAAAAAGAAAATGGTGAACAACTTACAACTATCGAAGTACATGATATTATTTGTTATATTGCAGATGCAGTATTAGCGGGTGGTATTCGTAGAGCAGCACTTATTAGTTTATTTAGTGCTGATGATGATGCAATGATTGGATGTAAAGCTGGTAATTGGTGGGAATTGAATCCACAAAGAGGTAGAGCAAATAATTCAGCAGTGTTAATGAGACATAAAATCACTAAAGACTTCTTTATGGAGTTATGGAAACGTGTAGAATTATCTGGAGCTGGAGAACCTGGAATTTATCTTAATAATGATAAAGATTGGGGAACCAATCCATGTTGTGAGATAGCTCTTAGACCGTATCAATTCTGTAATTTATGTGAAGTAAATGTTTCAAATATCGAATCACAAGAAGATTTAAACGAAAGAGTAAAAGTCGCAGCATTCATAGGAACACTTCAAGCGGGATATACCGCTTTTCATTATCTAAGAGACGTATGGAGAGAAACAACGGAGAAAGATGCATTAATCGGAGTTTCTATGACTGGTATCGGTTCTGGTAAAGTCCTTAACTATGACATGTCCAAATCTGCTAGTTTAGTTAAAAGAGAAAATACCCGTGTAGCCAAATTACTAGGAATAAACCAAGCTGCTAGAACAACAACAGTTAAACCAGCAGGAACAACTTCTTTAACATTAGGTACTTCATCGGGTATCCATGCATGGCATAACGATTATTATATTAGAAGGTTACGTGTAGATAAAAACGAAGCAATTTACACTTATCTAAGTATAAATCATCCAGAGCTAGTCCAAGACGAGTTCTTTAGACCTCACGATACAGCAGTTATTGAAATGACCCAAAAAGCACCAAAAGGCTCTATAATGAGAACAGAATCCCCATTCCAACTTCTCGAGAGAGTAAAAAAAGTAGCTATGGAATGGGTAAATGCTGGCCATAGAAAAGGGTCTAACAGCCACAATGTTTCCGCTACTATTTCATTAAGAGACCACGAATGGGATGCAGCAGGTGAATGGATGTGGGAAAATAAAAAACATTATAATGGTTTATCTGTTTTACCATATGATGGTGGTACATACACCCAAGCCCCATTTGAAGATATTACAGAAGAGAAATATAATGAAATGTTACAATCCTTAAAGGATATTGATTTATCTAAAGTGATTGAATTAGATGATAATACAGACTTATCTGGAGAATTAGCTTGTTCTGGGGGTCAATGTGAAATTGATGTTGACTTAAAGAAAATTGAAGAATTAAGTGAGACCGAAGTGTAATAATGAAAAGGAAAGACGACTGGATTGAAGAATTATATTATAGAGAATTCATCAATCCAAAATTACAACCAAAAGATTTTTACTGGGAAGAAGGTAAAATGGTACTTACCGAATTATACCATATAAAAAAAGGTATGTGTTGCGGGGGGAAGTGTGTTCACTGTCCTTACTGGCCCATGTATCAAAAATCTAATACCACATTAAGAGAAGATGTACAAATTAGACCTTCAGGGGTATAGGATAGATAAAACTACGGACGTAATAGATTGTTTTATCTATGAACACTTGTTATTTGGCAGTAAAGAAGTAGAAATCATCACAGGTGATAGTCGGGTTGTAAAGGGAGTAGTAAAAGAAGTTGTAGAAAATTATGGGTTAAAATGTAAACCACACATTTATAATCCCCATACTCTCACAATTACCTTATAGATTTTAATTTTAAAGTATTTATAAATAAAAAAGAATGCCAACTTCCTCAACATACGGAATAGATTTTCCTTTTCAGGACAGTAGAGATGGGTACTACTTACAATTAACGCCCACTACTGAAGAGGAGATAAAAGCGAATCTCATTCATTTATTATTAACTAGAAAAGGTAGTCGATATTTTTTACCAGATTTTGGTACTACACTATATGAATATATTTTTGAACCATTAGATAATATTAGTTTCGATTCTATTCAAGCAGAAATTAGAGAACAAGTTTCTAAATATATACCTAATCTAAAAATAGATAAAATTAAAGTGGAACCAGCTTTAGAGGCGGAAGAGTTACCTGGAACAGTGGTGACAGATAACGACCCTAGAGTATACAGAGTTGCGGGACAAGGGACGAAAGAACATACTGCAAAAGTAACGTTAGAATTTACAATTACCAATGAAGCTTTTGAAACTAAAGATTTTGTAATAATAAATTTATAATATGGCTAATAATAAAATATCCTATACGGAAAGAGATTTTGTAGGAATAAGAAATGAACTCTTAACTTTTGTTCAAGACCAATACCCTGATTTAATACAAAACGCAAATGATGCGTCTATCTTTTCAGTATTTCTTGATTTAAATGCGGCAGTTGCAGATAACTTACATTACCATATTGATAGGTCATTACAAGAAACAGTTCTACAATATGCAAATCAACGTTCTTCTCTTTATAATATTGCAAGAACTTATGGTTTAAAACTTCCAGGAAATCGTCCTTCAGTTTCGGTGTGTGATTTTTCTTTAACAGTACCTGTTTTACAGAGTTCTGGTGGAGGAGATAAAGAAGATTTTAGATATTTAGGTACCCTAAGAAGAGGTTCACAAACGGTAGGAGCAGGACAAGTATTTGAAAATGTTCATGATATAGATTTCTCATTACCTTTTGATTCTACAGGTTTTCCAAATCGTACTAAACAACCTAATTTTGACGCAAACGGTAATATTGTTAGTTATAACATCACTAAAAGAGAAGTGGTTATTAATGGAATAACTAAAGTATTTAAGAAAGTAATTACTGATGTTAATGTTTCTCCTTTCCTTAAGATTTTCTTACCAGAAAAAAATGTTTTAGGTGTTACTGGGGTAATCCAAAAAGATGGTACCAACATTCAAGCAATTCCTAAAGCTACTGACTTTTTGACATCCGACAATAAATGGTATGAAGTGGACGCTTTAGCACAAGATAAAGTTTTTGTGGTAGATAGTACGAAACCTTCCGATTTGCCTGGTGTAAAAGTTGGTAAATGGGAAACAGTTAACCAAAGATTTATTACAGAGTATACACCCGAAGGGTTTTTCTACTTAACTTTAGGTGGTGGAACTAGTAGCGGTCAACAGAGTTTAGATGACTTTACCCAACAAGGGTTAGCGATGGACCTAAGTAAATATATGAATAATTTATCCTTAGGAAGTACACCTAAAAACAACACTACTCTTTTTATCCAATACAGAGTAGGCGGTGGAAAAAGTACTAATGTGGGACCTAATAGTATTACTACGTTTGGCACCACTGATTTTGTTATAAACGGACCCAACAATAATATAAACCAATCAGTTCAAAATTCCCTCCAAGTTAATAATATTACAGCAGCGGTGGGAGGAGCAAATCAACCGACAGTAGAAGAAGTTAGAAATTATGTTGGTTTTAATTTTGCTGCACAAAAAAGAGCAGTAACCATACAAGACTACAAATCATTAATTGATACGATGCCTTCCGTTTTTGGTGCTCCTGCAAAATGTGGTATAATGGAGATAGAAAATAAAGTAATCGTTAATCTTTTATCTTATAATACCGATGGTAGTTTAACCTCCAATGTTAGTACCACCTTGATGGAAAACATCTCTAATTATTTATCAGATTTTAGAATGTTAAATGATTATATTGTTATTTCTCCCGCACAAGTAATAGATTTAGGGATAGAAATTGATTTATTAATCGACCCATCATTCAATAGTGGGGTAATAGTGAGTAATGTTATAAACACTACAGAATCTTTCTTTACACCTAAAAATAAAGAAATGGGTACAGATATTTTTGTAGGAGAATTAACTAAAAATATTTCTTCCCAAGATGGAGTAATCAATTTAATCGATTTAAGATTATATAATAAAGTGGGTGGACAGTACTCTAACAATGAAGTTTCACAACGATACTCCAATAGTGCTACCAAACAAATCGAACTTATCGATGGTGTAGTCTTTTCTCAACCCACACAATCATTCCAAGTTAAATTCCCAACCAAAGACATAACGGTTAGGGTAAAATCTACTTTACAAACTACAATTACATAATAGGTTGACAAATTTGTCCTTTGGTTTAACTTTGATTTTAACTACATAACTATTTATTTTATAAAAGAAAGTGTATGGCAAAATCATATAGGATAAAAGCGAACCCTAATTCTGACAAACATCTACAAGTAACATTAGAACAGGACTTTGACCAATTAGAAATACTAAGTTTAAAAATAGTAAAGTCTGATGTTTATTCGCGCATGTGTGCAGATTATGGGGTCGTAGTTGGTAGAGTCATCGCAAACGGGGGTTTTGGCATTCCTAACGCTAAAATATCTATTTTTGTTCCTCTTACTGAAGAGGATGAATTAGACCCAGTAATTGCCGATTTATACCCCTATAAAACAGTAACTGGTAAAAACGAAGAAGGGTATAGATACAATCTCTTACCTAAAGAATCTGAAAGTTGTAACCATAGAGCTACAGGGAGTTTTTTCACATCGGATGAAGTAATAAATAATCCAGTTATTTTAGAAGTTTTTGAAAAGTATTACAAATATACCACCAAAACAAATGAAAGTGGAGATTATATGTTGTGGGGAATCCCACTAGGTAATCAAAACATACACGCGAGTATAGATGTGAGTGATATTGGGTGTTATTCTATGAGACCGTATCAGTTCATTAAACAAGGATATAGTAGTTCCCAGTTTGAAAGTTCTTTAGAGTTTAAAACATCTGAAAATCTGGACACACTCCCACAAATTATTATCCAAAATAAAGCAGTAGAAGTAGCTCCTTTCTGGGGTGATGATGAATTATGTGGAATTGGTATCACCAGAATGAATTTTGATTTAAGAGATTCTGGAGTAGAGATTATACCTAGTGCTACTTTTATGGGGTCCGTTATAACCGACAATGATAATAGTTATGTTAGTTTAGGGGGTACACCTGGAAAGAAACAAGGTTCTATGTGTGATTTAAGTACAGGGACGGGCACTATTGAAGCTATTCGTCATACCATATTAAAAGCTGAGGACGGTTGCCCAACATTAGAACATTTTACTTTAGATAATGGGGGTAAAGTAATTGACGGTAATGGTGCGTGGGTTATCCAGGTGCCCATGAATTTAGATTTTTTAGTTACAAACGAGTATGGGGAACAAATAATTTCTTCAGACCCTAGAGTGGGCATACCCACACGAGCTCGATATCGTTTTAGAGTTACTTTAGATGGTACGGGAGGGGAAATAAGAAGTGGGAGATACCTAGTCCCTAATTTACGAGAATATACGGGAGCTGACACCGACAATTCTTACGCTTTTTCCGACAATTATGACGATTATCCAGAAACTCTAACACCAGGAACCAACATTTTAAATACTCCAGCATATCAAGCGACGGACTACTTTTATGAATTTAGACCTAATAGGGTATATACTGTAAGTAGTTTTATTGATAATTACCGACACAATGTAGATAGAAGTAGGGCTATAAGTACACCTAATAGTAGGTGGAGATTTTTAGGCATCAAATCCATCAATCCTTCTCCAGATAGTCCGTGTCCTAACAATCCATTTCCCATTAATGATGCTTTCAGAGGGGGGAGTATAACATTTACCCAACAACAGATAAATAGATTAATCCAAATGATAACTATTATTTTGGCTGCATTGGCTATTGGGGTAAATCTAATTATCTTATTTTACCAATATGTAAATTATTGTAATGCCTCTACACAAGAAATGACACAAATGTTGGCGGCAGCAGCAGTAATCGCAAATCCCTTTGATTCTGGTATCGCAGCATCTCTTTTTGCTGCCGCTTTAACTACATGGATACCTACCCTTATTATGTGTCTTCTTCTCGCTACACTTTTTTATGGTCCCTTAGCTTATAGTATTATACATAGTTTTTATGTTGTAAGGAAGATTTTTAATTATCCTAACTGTGAAGCTTGTTTTTGTGGGTCCACCTATCAATTTATCTTAGACCCCATATTAGGTGTTTTTGTTAATCAGGAGGAACAGAAAGTACAAGAAATTATTGCAGACGCACCTGAATATGTCAATGATTGTGATGCTGAACCCTACATGGTAGGATTCGGGCCTAGAGATGCTAGTGGGAATGAGGTACAAAATGCTTATTATTGGAG